AGAGGAAAGAACGATGCTTGACCTAGACACCATAGCTGGTAGAATGCTTGACTTGGAGACTAAGTACTATGAAATGCAAGACAAGTATCAGTTACTTATTCACCACTATGAAGACTTGAAAGCAGAATATGAAGCGTATCGTATTGGACATAGAAACAACCTTAGATCACAACACGATTTGGATGGTAGTAACTAAGGACATTGACAGCGGAGAAGTGAACGTATGGAAAGCAGCAGACAGCCTCGTGGAGTATTTAAAGGACGTTACATTGATAGTAGCCCACAACGGGATAAGCTTCGATTTCTCGATACTCAACAGGCTTTGGAGTACGAAGATTCGCTTGAACCAAGTGTTCGATACACTGATAGCCTCAAGACTGCTAGATCCCTCAATAGAGAACGGTCACAGCTTAGACGCTTGGGGCGAGAGATTGAAGGTGAAGAAGGTTAACTACAAAGGAGTGTGGCAATGGTTAATGGACAAACGAGAGGAGTACAAGGGTGAGTGCTTTGATGTTCCTCACATGGGTCTGCTTGAGCATTATTGCATTAGGGACGTTGAGGTCACTTGCAATCTTTATAAGCACCTTACTGATGAATTCACTAAGAAAGACTTTTCACAAGAAAGCCTTACTCTTGAACATAAGGTAGCATCTATCATTGCTGAACAGGAACGTCATGGATTCAAACTCGATCAAGCCTATACAACCTGTTTACTTGCTGACATCAAGGGAAAGATGGCAGGAATCTATGAACAGATGCAAGAGAGATGGCCTCCAGTCATCACACAAAGGTTCCACAAAACCAGTGGAAAGCCCATTAAAGACTGCATTGATACTTTCAATCCCGGAAGTAGAAAGCAAATTGGAGAGAAACTGATGGAGCTAGGATGGAAGCCTAAGGTGTTCACTGAGAAGGGTCAGGCTATTGTCGATGAGTCTGTACTTGCTAAGGTTCCTCTACCTGAGGCTCAGATGATTGCTGAATACTTGATGCTGCAGAAACGAGTAGCTCAGATTGAAAGCTGGCTAGAGGCTGTGGGTAAGGACGGTAGAGTTCACGGTAAGGTAATAACGAATGGAGCTGTAACTGGTAGGATGACACACAGTAGTCCTAACATGGCACAGATTCCTAATGCTGGAAGTATTTATGGCCCAGAGTGCAGAGAATGTTGGACTGTGGAAGCAGGTAACGTATTGGTTGGTTGCGACGCTAGTGGCCTTGAGCTTCGTATGCTTGCACATTATATGAAAGATGAAGATTATGTTAAAACGGTCACTGAAGGATCATCAAAGGATGGAACTGATGTTCACACGCAGAACCAGAAAGCTGCAGGTTTACAGACAAGGGATCAAGCGAAGACATTTATTTACGCATTCCTATACGGTGCAGGGCCAGCTAAGATTGGCTCCATTGTCGGTGGTAATTCTAAAGCGGGACAGAAACTTATCGATGCCTTTCTTACGAACACACCAGCCTTACAACGTCTTAGAAGTACGGTTAGCAGATATGCGGGTAAGGGCTTTGTACCGGGGCTTGATGGTCGTAAGATATGGGTACGCTCGGAACACGCAGCTCTTAATTCCCTCCTTCAAGGTGCAGGTGCAATCGTAATGAAGAAAGCTTTAGTACTATTTTATGATAAGACTAAGGCTAACAAGTGGCCTGTGAAGCTAGTAGCTAATGTCCATGATGAATTTCAACTTGAAGTTCCTAAGATATATGCTACAATGGTAGGTGAGGCTGCAAAGCAAAGTATCGTTGAAGCTGGTGAACACTTTAAGCTTCGTTGTCCATTAGACGGGGAGTTTAAAATTGGTAACAACTGGCGTGAAACACATTGACAAGAATCAGATTCTATTTAGTGTTGAAGGGGAAACTTTCAAGATTAAGATAGGAGAGGATCTAGACCTTGAAGAGGTGTACACTGTGCTCTTATCAGCACTTGTGCACTTAGAAGATCTAGCATCGGGTAATACAGCTCACCCGTCCCAAGAGCTGCATTGATAGTAGAAACTAAAGGAAAATGAAATGAGTATTGATACACTGAAACCCGTTAAAGTTGCTGGTGAAATCTTCTGGAGTAACTGGATGAACACCTTTAACACTAAGTTTAACGAAGACAACAAGAAGTACGAATGTACCATTGGTAACTTGAGTGATGCAGCTTGTGAGAAGCTTAAAGAGCTTGGCATCAATATCAAGAACAAAGAGAGTATGGGTAACTTCATTGTTGCTAAGTCAACTTATTTGTTCACACCTGTGGATGAGGAAGGTAATCCTGTAGACATTGCCATGATGGGTAATGGTACTAAGTGTCACGCAGTTGTCTCTTCATACCGCCACAAGATGTCAGCTAAGTTTGGTGCTGCTCCTTCTATTAAGAAACTCATCATTACTGAGTTGAAAGTCTACTCTCCTGAAGGTGAAGAAGCAACAGAGACAGCGGACGATGTCCTCTAACCGTCAGGTGACTGATAAGCCTACTGAGGCTATTGTAGATGCTGACTTTTTAGTTTATAAAGTTGGCTTCTCCAATGAGGAAGAAGAAGAACAGTGGGCACTAAATCGACTCACAGAGTGGTTTACCGACATCATCTATATGCGTCTGAAGTGTGATGACTACAGAGCTTGGATTACAGGTAAAACTAACTTTAGATTTGAGATAGCTACCACTGTTCCTTACAAAGGTAATCGTAAAGATGCTCCCAAGCCTAAACATTACGATGCTCTCAGAAACCATCTCATGAAGCTCGGTGCTAAGATGTCTGAGAACGAGGAAGCTGATGATGCTGTAGGCATAGCGTCCACTGAAGGTAACTACTGGATCGTCCACGTTGACAAGGATCTAGATCAGTTACCGGGGTGGCACTATAATCCTGTAAAGGATGAGGAGTATTATGTTACTGAGTTTGAAGGCTTGTACAGTTTCTATAAACAGATACTGACAGGTGACAGAGTTGATAACATTGAAGGTATACGAGGTATTGGCCCTGTAAAGGCTGATAAGATCTTGAAAGACTGTACAACTGAAAAGGAATTATATGAAGCTTGTATCAAGGCTTATGACAGCAATACTGACAGGGTACTGGAAAACGGTAAGCTCCTATGGCTAAGAAGAAAAGCAAACCAGATGTGGCAACCTCCTTTGAACTTGCAGGATCAAAGTGGTACGTTAACTACGTAGTGCACATGGATGATATGGGTAAGTGTGACCCTGAGAAGCAAGTCATTTCTATTCGTATGGACATGAACAAGCAGACCACTGAGCAAACCTTCTACCATGAGTTAGTTCATGCCATTATGTTTACAATGGGTAAGCTTACACATGATGAAGAGTTTGTAGATACCTTTGGAGCTTTCTTGCACCAGTATCATATTACTAAGGAGTACCATGAAGCCGAAGCGTAAGAAGCCACTGACAGTTAGACAAGTAGCTTTGAAGCATGGCTTTAGATCTGGCTTAGAGGATAAGATAGCTGATAACCTAGTAGCCTTAGGTGTTCCATTTGAGTATGAGAAGCTAGTGATTGGGTATACGCAGCCTGAGAAGAAACGTACATACACTCCTGACTTCTTACTACTGAGTAACGGTATTATCATTGAGAGCAAAGGTAGGTTCGTGACTGCTGATAGACAGAAGCATTTGATGGTGAAGGAACAACATCCTGAACTTGATATTAGATTTGTCTTCAGTAACTCTAAGTCTAAACTCTCAAAGATAAGCCAAACTACATACGGGGATTGGTGCACTAAGCATGGATTCAAGTATGCTGATAAAGATATTCCAATGTCATGGTTAAATGAAAAAGGTTCTAAATATGTTAAATAATATTATTAAAGCTCTAGAGAATTCACCTGAGGTTCGTTATGCTTGGGATGATTTCACAGATGCTATTCTTGTTGAAAAACTTAAAGAGACTTATTTAAATACTCTAAATGGAGGACTTAGTAGTCACCCTGAAGACATTGCTGATAACAAGAAAGTTAGTGCAGCCATTGCAGTTGTCTTAGGATACTTTATGTACGTTAAAGACGCTGAAGAATTCTTAAAGGAGGCTGAGAGTGAACGTAAATCTGATTAAAGAACATGAGAATGGTGATGCCACTTATCAGTTTGACCTCACAGCTGAAGAAGCTCAATCACTCATATCCTTCGGTATCCTAGAAACTTTTAAATCTATGATACGTGAAGGTGAAAGACTAACAGTTGAAGGAGAAGACATTGAAGATTCTAGTAATCCCGGACTGTCAGATTAAAGAGGGTGTACCTTTAGAGCACCTGACATGGGCTGGTAAAGCCATTGTCGATTACAAACCTGATGTAGTGATTAACATAGGTGACTTTGCAGATATGCCAAGCCTTAGCACTCACGACATCAAGGGAAGTAAATACTTTGAAGGTCTGCGTTACAAGAAGGACATTGAATCTGCTAAGGATGCCATGAAGTTGTTATTGGCTCCTTTGAGGGAACTTCAGAAGTCTCAGAAGTCATCTAAGCACAAGGTGTACAAGCCTCGTATGGTGATGACTTTAGGAAACCATGAGAACAGGATTGATAGAGCTATTAACAATAATCCTACACTTGAAGGCTTAATATCTACAAAGGATCTTGAGTATGAGAAAGATTGGGAAGTACACGGTTTCCTTCACCCTGTGTTTATCAATGGTGTGGGTTTCAATCATTATTGGCCCGTTGGTGCGATGGGAAGACCTGCTGGTGCTGCTAGTGCTATCATTAATAAGTTACATATGTCTTGTGTTGCAGGACACCAACAGGGAAAGCAAATCGCCTATGGAAAACGTGCTGATGGAAAGCCTATATGCGCTATCATTGTTGGGAGTTATTACCTACACGATGAGTCTTATATGGATCAACTAAGCAATAGACACTGGAGGGGCTTACTGATGATGAATGAAGTACAGGACGGACACTTCGATGAGATGTTCTTAAGCGTAGAATACCTTGGGAGGAAGTATGGTAATTGATAAATGTAATACTTGCTTTTATAGCAATCTAGATAAAAGCATTCACCCTTGTAACCATTGCTTTCAGTTTGATAGATGGGTTCCTCGTAATATGTACATTCAAGAGTCTTCAAAGCCTTTAAGTGAAGCCATTAAAGAGTGGGTTGACTGTAAAGAGGGAGAAGTAGATGTAGTTAATCAACCTAAGCACTACACTGAACATCCATCAGGTATTGAATGTATCCAAGTTACTGAGCACATGGGCTTTAACTTAGGTAATGCAATCAAGTATATCTGGCGTTGTGACCTTAAGAAAGATGCCATTGAAGACCTGAAGAAGGCTAAGTGGTACATTGACAGAGAGATTGATAAACGTGTCAAACATAACCTTTGAAGAACTGAAAGAGGCTCTCAAGCGTTTGGATGAGGTCACACTCTTGGAACTGCTAGGACTCCAGAGTGATGACCTTGTTGAAAGATTTGATGATGTGATTGAGAAGAAACAAGAATATTTAATAAAGGAACTAGACTAAGATGACAACAACAACTATGACACCATACCAAGAATACATTGGCAAGAGCCGTTATTCTCGCTACTTGGATGATAAAGGCCGTAGAGAGCACTGGCCTGAGACTGTAGCCCGATACTTTGACTTCATGACCAAGCACTTGAAAGATAAGCATGACTACACACTGACACAGCCACTACGTAACGAGCTGCAGTCTGCTGTGACTAACTTAGAAGTGATGCCATCAATGCGAAGCATCATGACAGCTGGTGATGCCTTGGAGCGTCAGAACATTGCTGGTTATAACTGTTCATACCTACCCATTGATGATCCCAAAGCCTTTGATGAGGCTATGTACATTCTACTGTGTGGTACTGGTGTAGGCTTTAGTGTGGAGCAAAAGTATGTATCTAAGTTACCTGAGATTCCAGTTGATTTGTACAATAGTGGCACTGTCATTAATGTTAAAGACTCCAAAGAGGGATGGGCTAAAGCCTTACGACAAGTCATTGCCTTGCTATATGCTGGTGAGATTCCAAAGTGGGATGTCTCCGGTGTTAGACCCGCTGGTGCAAGACTTAAGACTTTTGGTGGAAGAGCGTCAGGGCCTGAACCTCTCGTATCCTTATTCCATTACGTCACTGCTAAATTCAAAGGGGCAACGGGCCGTAAGCTCACCTCGCTGGAAGCACATGACATATTATGTAAGGTGGGAGAAGTAGTTGTTGTAGGTGGAGTTCGTAGATCTGCCATGATCTCTCTGTCAGACTTGGGTGATGATCGTATGGCTCACGCTAAAGCTGGTAACTGGTGGGACGGTAATGGTCAACGAGCCTTGGCTAACAACAGTGCCATCTACGAAGTTAAGCCTGAGGTTGGTAAGTTCATGCGTGAGTGGTCAAGCATTTATGAATCACATTCTGGAGAGCGAGGCATCTTTAATCGTTATGCAAGTGAACTTCAAGCAGCTAAAAGTGGACGTAGGGAATTGGGTAAAGAGTGGGGTACAAACCCTTGCAGTGAGATTATCCTTAGACCTTATCAATTCTGTAATCTGTCTTCTGTTATTGTTCGGAGCAGCGATAGTGTGGATACTCTACGGAATAAGGTGCGCTTGGCTACTATTCTGGGGACTTTTCAATCGACAATGACTCACTTTCCGTACCTTCGTAAGGTGTGGCAGACAAACACTGAAGATGAGCGTTTGTTGGGTGTGTCTATGACTGGTATCTTGGATAATGCACTGTTGAATAATCCTGACAGTACTGAACTACCTGCTATCTTGGAAGGAATGAAGAATGTGGCTATTGATACTAACGCTGAGTTTGCTGACGCTATCGGTATTAATCGTAGTGCTGCCATCACTGCCATTAAGCCAGAGGGGACTGTCTCTCAGCTTACAGGCACTGCTAGTGGTATCCACCCTCAGCATAGTCAGTACTTTATTCGTCGTGTACGCTCTGATAACAAAGACCCTCTAACTGACTTCCTGAAGTCTCAAGGATTTCCTTCAGAGGCTTGTGTGATGAAGCCTGATAGCACAACTATCTTTAGCTTCCCCATGCGAGTTGAGAAGGGTGCTGTACTGCGTGAAGACTTGAATGCCATTAAGCATCTTCGCTTGTGGCTCCTGTTCCAGCGTCACTACTGTGAGCATAAGCCTTCAGTGACTATCTCAGTGAACGAGAATGAATGGCCTGAAGTTGGGGCTTGGGTGTGGAATAACTTTGATGAGATTACAGGTGTGAGTTTCCTACCGATGGATGGTGGAACATACCGACAAGCTCCTTATGAGTCCATGACTGAGTTTGAGTATCACGACATGGTAGCCAATATGCCTCTAGGTATTGATTGGGATAAACTGGTTGAAGGCACTGACAACGTAGAAGGTGCTCAGCAGTTGGCCTGTACCGCTGGCGTATGTGAGATATGATACTAGACTTTGAATTCAAGACTGGCTTAGTCTTTGGTATAGAAGCTGATGAGCTTTATATCATGGATGAGGAGAACAATATGTCAGAGGAAGCTAATCAAGTTATCTACTTACACATAGGTTTTATAACACTAGCGTTTATTCTAGGACAGTAACTAAAAAGCCCCTTAGGAGTGATCCTTTGGGGCTTTATTTTATTCTATTTCATCATCGCTTAAGAATAATACTACTTCAGCTTTCCTTCGTTTAACTAATCCGGGTAACTCTCTACCACCTCCCTTAGTCCACTGCATGAAAGCTTCAGCAGCTGCATCCCATTCACCTCTATTGATCTTCATCCGAATAGTAGACCGCTGAAAATTGCCCAGTCCGGCATTGAAGGCAAAGCTGACACACGCATCGAAAGCCCCTTGACGACCAGATAGAGTAGGAGCAAGTCGAAGAACACCACGTTCAAAAAGACCGACATCATCTGCGAATAGTTTATCGATTTCCTCTTTAGACCATACACGGTTATCCTCCTGTTTCAATGGGTACTCCTTACGAATCATCGTAGGTTGTCCCTCTTTAGCTACCATTGGTAAGCGTATCTGTTCCTGATATAGAACATGACCATAGCCAATAGTCCAGATATGAGCAGGACACAGGTAAGGTTTATTCCTGCATCCCTCAAACCTGTGCATCAAGTCAGCTCCAGCTTTGCTTAGCTTCACTTCTTACTCCAGCTACGTGAGCCAAACCAGAAGCCTATGATACCTCCAAGCATAGCCATCTCATCACTGCTAAAGATAATGTCAGAGACTGCAATCAAGTTATCAATACTTGTAATCAACTCAGGATGGTTACTGACATAGATTGCAATCCAAGCATTGATGGCACATAGCTCAAGAATAAAGATGTAAGTTACAATAGGACGTACAGTACCTACAAAGTTAACTACCCATGTACTAGCTCTCTCCATGATCTTCTCATCATGCTTCAATGCAGCTTCAGTCATCTGAGCATCAGTCTGCATAGCAATCTGATCTGTACGAATTTCTTCAATACGCTCTTGAGCTGCAAAGCCAGCTGCAGCCATTTGAAGTTCACGTTCAGTCTGCACTTGAGCTAAAGCTAACTCATGCTTCTGATCAGCTTTGTTCTGGAAGAAGTCTAATAGTTTAGGTAGACCTGAGATTAGTAGACCACCAAGGGTAGAAAATAGTGATAACATTAGAGTCCTATCTTAGATAATAATAAAGTAACAATCTTGTCAGAAAGATCATCAGGGAGAAACTTAAGGAAGCCTAAGAAGTACAGAGCTACTAGACCATAGACAAATATCTTCAGGCACAGGTCAAATGTCTTCTGGTACTCATTCATTACCGTCCACACCTTTGAGTAGTTGTACAGAAGTCCATTAACTCATTGACACCAACAAACACTAAGAATAGAACAAAGAAGACACCACCTATAATCATGGCTATCTCATTCATCTCTTGTTCTTTCTCCTTAGCTGCCTTCTCAGCTTTCTTCAGAGCACTTAGCTCCTTGGCATCAGCTAAATCCATCTCAGCTTGTCTAGCCTTAATCTTGTTCCAGACATCAATCTTTCCAGTCTGCATGAAGAGCATCTTAAGTTCTTCTTCAAAGGCTCTAGCTTGCTCCAAAGCCATCTCAATCTGTAATGCAGTTCCCATGTTGGAACCCTTACCAGACTGTTTAGCCTGAAGCATAGCCTTTGTAGCTACACTCTTGGCATCAAACATCTTACCAATCATAGGTGCAAGAGAGCCTAGATCGTTGGCTACCTTACTAGCCTTCTTAACCATGCTAATAGCTGACTGTATGCCAGCAAGGGCTGTCATTGGATCAATCATTTGTTATATGCTTTCTTCCATTCTAGACATACGACAATACGAGTCTTATAGTCAGCCGCCCACTTCCATGTCCACCTAACACATCTATCTGCATTAGGGTCGAAGCCAGCTGTCGCTATAAAACTCGTAAAAAGGATTAGAAGAAGGGCTAGAGTTAGCCTCTTCATTGGGTTTACTGTTGTGGTTCTTGAGGAACACCTGACAACATTCCTCGCCATGCCATATTAGGAGGAATCTGTGGAACCTGTCCAGATGCTACATCTGAGATCAGTCTATTTACACCACGTTGACGTAGAGCACCTTGAAGCTTATCAGCACCGTAACCTAGACCTGCCACTGTAGCTGCAGCTGCTGGATTAGCAAAGGAACCTGCTACAGTACTAGCTTGCATAAGAGCACTACGCTCAGGATTCAGACGAGCTACAAGAGACAGTAAAGGATCTCCAACAGGCCCAGAAGCTACACTCTTAATAGCATTCTTCTCACGCTCTGAAAAGAATCTCATCTTGTCTTTATTAGCAGCTAGATTAATTAACTGTCTACGAATCAACTCACCCTCAGAAGCTTTAGGGTCTAATGCACGAGCTTCAGCAACATTCAAAGCATCTTCTAAGACAGTAGCACGAGATAAGTTACGCCAGTCCTTACGTGCATCCTGTACAGTTTTAACAGCTGTACCTAAATTACCCTGACTAGCCAATACATCTTTAGAGCCTAGCTTAGTAATGTAGTTATCTAGTTCAGATACAGCCTGTCCTGCATACTTACGAGTTGCTGCGTCTTTCTCTAACTTCAAGTCCACTAAGGCAGACCTCATCTGCTCTAGCTTAGTGAAAGAAACTCTTTGAGTTCCTACCATGTCTCTAACTTGTTCAAGCACTTGGGCAACAGGTTCATGCGCTTTAAGTTTAGGATTAAAGTTCTCTTTTAGTAAAGCAGCTTCAATATTGTTAAAGTTATCTAAAACACTTTTAGGCTTAAGAAAGACACCTTGCTGATCTACAGTTGCATAGGATCTTTGAGCACGTTGCTTAATCTGATCTAGAGTTATTAGAGGTTCACGAGTTGTAGTTGCAGCTGTAGCTCCCTTAGCAGCTCCAACACCAGCTACAGTACCTGCTGCAATACCTGCAATAGCACTTAGAAGTGGATTCTCAGTAGCCTCTTGCACCACATCTGCAGCAGCCTGTCCAGCCACACCACCAGCACCAGCCGCTGCAGTTTGCTGTAATAGGTTCTGACGCAATGGAGCCAATGCAGCTGAAGTACCTGACATAGCAGCCTGTGCTGGAACACCTGCCATAGCTGCTGTACCAGTCTGTACAGCTCTTTCAAGACCTGTCTCAGGAGCTGGAAGACCAGCAGCAGTTAGAACATTCTGCAATCCTTGAGTTGGTGAAGCCATTACTTGCTTACCAGCTAACAGATTAACACCTGCAGCCACAGGCTCAGCCAACATAGCAGGGAGTGAAGCTAAACCTGTAATGCCAGCCCTAGCTGTAAGACCTAACTGACGACCAGTCTCTTGAGCTAAACTACGCTGAGGCTTCTCAGCAGGTTTAGAGTAGTTCTGCTGTGCATAAGCTAAGACTTGCTCTTGTGTTGCTCCTTCAGGTGCTGTAATCTCATACTCCTTACCATCAGGAGCTGTAACAACGTATGTAGGCATTATGAATCCTTGTATTAAGACTTAGGTTTAATAGACCATCCACTTTGGGTAGCCGCTGGAGCACCTGTCTGTGGTTGCTTAGACTTTAAGAACTCATCTAATGAAAGAGGTTGCAACCCCTGTGTAGTACGAACCCAGTTTGAATAGTGATTCTCAATCTTATTCAAGTTCTTTTGAAGCTCTGCTTTAGATTGTCCTAACTCTAAAGATCCTACAGTGGCTTGCAAGGCTTGAAGTTCCTGTACAGCAACCTGACCCAAAGCACCACCTGTAGGACTTGCATCTCTCATCTGTTGTAAACGATCAAAGCCTAAGTTAGCTTTAAGAGTTACTAAACGCTGTTGTAGGTCATAAGCGGTTGTGCCGGGAACAAATGAAGAACCCTTACCAACAACACCTGTAGTCACTCCTGTAACAAGTCCTTGAGCAGACTGCACATCATTAATAACCTTAGTAGCGTGGTTAACAGCAGCCTTCTTAGCTTCTTCCTTCTTATCTTCCTTATCTGACTGTTTAGATTTTAAATCTGCTAAGCGTTGTTCAGCTAGTTCTTTTTGAACACCTGTCAAAGCTGACTTAGAAGAGGCAGATATAGCCGCCAGTTGTTGTTTAAACTCTTGGTCACGTTGCTTTTCAATAGCACGTTGCTCAGCCTTCTCACGTTCCAGATCAGCTTTAGCAATACGATTAGCTTCAGCAGTAGACTTACGCTCTAGTGTCTTAAAGATGTCATCAGGCTTACCATACTTACGCACAATATCTTCAACAGCTTTATCAGTAGCTTCAGCAGGTAAAGAAGCTAACTCAGCACGTAACTGTTCATCTTTAGCTTCACCACGAAGAATCTTACCTTGTTCAGCCAATGCTTTACCAGCTTGAGCTTCCTGTGTAAGTGTCTTAGCCTTTTCCAACTCCATAGCCTGAGCACGTTGCATCACTTGAAAGCCCAACTCAGGGTCTGTACTTTGTAAAGCTTGAGCCATCTGCTTCAAACCTTCAGGTGTGTTAGTATCATACTGAGAAGCCATCTGACGAAGCATAGTAGCTCTCTTGATAGATGGGTCTTGTACGTCTACACCAAAAGCACCAGCTAAGCCACGACCTAAGTTACCTGTGTTCTTGTAGATGTTATATGATGTCTGTTGTTGAGGAGTCATAGTAGCAAACTGCATAGCCTTTTGCTCTGTCATCTGTCGTTGCATTTCCTCAGGAGTACCCATGCCTCCGAATAAACCTTGTGGTAGTGTTGCCATGTTATTCCTTATTATTAACCGATTGTCTGGAAGTATGGATTAACTGTTTGTTGATAGTTAGAACTACCTCTAGATAGACCACTAATTAACTGACTGATAGGGTCTGTTAAGCCACCAACTACAGCATTGTTACGTTGCATCTGCAAAGCTGCTGCCTGTTGTGCTGCAGCATTCTGAATGTTAGCTGCTGCTGTAGAACCTGCTGTAATAGATGAACCCAATCCTAAACCTTGAGTCAAAGCATTCTGACCTAAGTTTTCAATATTAGATGCACCTGCCATGTAGTTAGTGTATGGAGCTAGAGCTTGTGTCTGCAAACCATAACCAGCACCTTGAAGATTCAAACCACCAGTCATCAATCCTTGACCGAACTGTACTTGTTGATTGCCGAATGTCTGAGCATTAGCAGCTAACTGAGCATCTTGTTGTGCACGAGCATTCATTGCCGCTGCAATAGTAGGGTTAGTAGCCGCTAATCCGGGATCACCTGCTGCATAACCTGCCATAGTTCCACCGGTAGCTAGACCCATACGTCCTTGCTGTTGTTGTTGGTTATACAACTGAGCCATCTGTTGTTCACGACCGGGAGCAAGTAACTGCTGCTGCTGAGTCATGTATGCTTTAGCTACATCTTCAGGAGTCTTTTGAAGATACTTAGCACCTAAGTTAAACAGTCCTTGACCAGCTGTATTTATACCTGTCTGAGCAGCCTGTTGTGCTTGAGCTTGACCGATACCAGTACCAGCTAAGCCCATTAGACCTTCACGAGCTGCAGCTACGTCAGGAGCTACTTGATAACCAGCACCAATCAGCTGTCCAGTTGTAGGGTCATAGTTAAATCCTGACTTACCGAACCTTGTAGTAACTCCTACAGGACGGAACTGTGCAGCCTGTGCAGCCTGTGCAGCAGCGTTAGTGGTAGCATTAGCAGCTTGATTAGAGCTATATACACTACCTGCAGTGCCCAACAATGGGCCAATTAAGTCTGTCCAATCAGCCATTAGTATGTGCCTCCGTCAACTGTTGCTGTAAAAGTACCAGAGACAGTAAGATTTACCGCAGTGGTTGTGCCTGTCAATGCACCGTTATTAGCATCAGGTTTAGAATTCACTGCTGATGCAATGTTATCAAACTCAGTGTTAACTTCAGTACCTTTAATGATCTTGCTTGGATTACCTGTATTCAGGCTATCCTTGATTGCAAAGTTAGTTGCTTTTGTATAGTTACTCATTATCGTGTCTTCCCTGTCTTAACATAGACATCAAGTTTCTGAATGGATATTGATTTATTAAATACACTGGTTTCAAAGCCAAGTTGAATAACCTTACCTGAACCACCAATGTTAATAATCTTATTATCGAAGGCTGTACCACCATACTCACCAATGTTATATTCAGCTATGTTGTATTCAGCTACTGCAGCATTGGCTAAGTCAAACTGTCTAGTGTTTAAAATATCACTGTAATCAAAGCCAAACCTTAAAGTAACTGGATAACCACCACCACCAATAACTGTTACGCCTACCTTCTTCATAATCTTAATCACAGTTGGTGACTGGAAGTCAAAGTAGTTAGTGTAGTATCTCATCAAGTATGAGTTAGCATTGTCTTTGTAGCCATCATACTTACCAATGTATCCAGCTCTTCCAAACAGTAAGTCTTTATTACGAGTGTACTTAAAAGCTGTTGGAACTAAACCATCCCATGTTGTAACCCTGTTAGCACCATTAGGTAGAGGTGCTCTCATGTCAAAGCAGTACACTAACTGACGAGCTGGTAAAGCTAACAGATAGAAAGCTTCCTTGTCTGAGTATATAGCTTTAATATCAGCTGAAGTCTCAAGACTAACCTCCAGTACAATATCATCACGTACATTGGCACTGATGTCTCTCATTGGAGCTGACTTCTCTTGAATGGTACGCATCAATGAACGTACACCTGAGTCAGACAAGAAGATTACATCACCACCTGTAGCTACTACTGAGTCTCTAGCTACACAGCCAATACCTGTGATAGCATCTGACAATGTTAGATTATTAGGGTCTGTAGCATTGGAATAGATAAGAATCTGTCTACGACCAAAGACAATCAAGAAGTTATTATGTGCAGCTAAGGATACAATCTCATCTGCACCATTAGGCCACACTTGAGATACATCCAATGTACCAGCTGTACCTGTACTTAAGACATGACCTGATAGCAAGTCTGAGAACTGAATGGTACTCTTAACTGAAGCATTATTAGCTGACCATGTACGACCATAGGCACTGATAACACAGTTGTTACTGGACACTGTAGCTACATAGCCAGTCTTCTCAGATACTCTCTTAAATGTAGTTGAGCTTACTGCAGGGTCAAACACTAAAGGATCATGTCCAGCTTGATAGAGATATAAGACTCCATTCAACGGAGCCATCTGCCAGTTACTGTCTGTGATTGTAGGAGCTGTACCACCACCTCCGTAGGTTAACTGTGATAGTGTAGTACCTACAAGCTTGAATAGTTTATTGTTACCAGCAGCAATAATGTATGAGTTACCTGAGTTATCAATCAACTCACCGATAGCTTTGACGTTAGCATCACTTAAGTCACTATTAGTTGCGTGAGATGTAGACCATCCCTTACGAGCACCAATACGTCCAAACTTATCAATCACACAGTTATTAGCCACAGTAGCATAGCCAGCCTCTAGAGAGACTGAACTATCCTGTGTATTCAACCCCATGAATCCCGGAGCTGCTACAGTTGTGGTTAAGATTTTAGCTACCATCAGACATCAACCCAAGTAGTTTCTTCATCGTATCTGTTACGCTCAATGGCTACAGCATCTGCCAAAGCTAAGCGATATTGTTGATAAACCTCACTGAAAGCTGTACCTCCATCTTCACCTCGTTCACCAACAGCTTTAGCGTAGGCTAACATCTGTACTAAGTGATGAGGGACTAACAAAGCATCAGCATTGGCTGTTAAGTCAGCCTGAGGGATAATCAACTCAAACCTCAATGAGTATTCACCATCAGGACGAGGCCATATATCAACCTGAGTATCATCACCGGAGATACCACTGTAGTTGTAGTACACCGGAGCTGCACTCTGTACATTACCTAAGTAGTACTGTCTATTCATCCAGTTAGTAGCTACAGCTCTCATAGGCACATCTTGAGTGTCATTTAAGACATCTACAGTACGGAACCTCTGACCTGAACCTGTCAGTGTATAGTTACGAGTATTAGCCACTGTAGGGATTACAATGGTTTGTGTGAGGACATTCCAATCGTAGGCATCCTCAATCTCTCTCTTAGCATCGTTAACAAATACACCCATAAGGGAACTATAAGGAGTATCACTAACTGACGATACTTCAGTCTCCCTCAAGCGTATCAATACGTTGTTTACCAACTGTAGATATGTCGTAGCCATTATCTTCCTTATATCTTAATTAATATGGTAACATACTTTAGTGTTACTGTCAAGCCTTTTTAGACTTCTTTTTAGCTTTATTTGCTTCTGACATGGCAATAGCAATGGCTTGGTCACGAGACTTCACCACAGGGCCACCTTTACCGCTGTGGAGAGTACCTTCCTTGTACTCACCCATAACCTTCTTCATCTTGTTCTTAGCTGTTCTTTGTCCACGTGTCGGTAGGTTCATTTTATTTAACTCCATTAAATTTACTATCAATAGCTAAGTAAATAGCTCCAAAGAAAGCACCTATGATGATAATAGGTTTAACAGCTTTAGCGATCCATTCGAGTACTTGGAAAGCTCCTGAGGCTGCATTAAAGGCTTGAACAACCTCTTGTGTATTCTTCTCTATGTTGTCTACCTTAGCTTCAACAGCTAGTAGACGCTCATAGATTTGCTCATGGCTTACATCGCTCATGGCGCATCAGGCCAAGTAATAGTCCAAGGGAAACCTGTCTGCGTAGTTACATCACGCAAGGCTTGACGATAGGTAGCCCATACTGCTTTGTCAACAGGAGCGTCCGCTACTTGTGTCCAATCACAGTCTTTCAGTTTCTCATCTCTTGAAGCACGAACACTCTTAGCCTGTTCAGCATCCTTAGAAGCCTTGTAAGCCACTTCTTGTTCAGCAGCAGTAGTAGTTACACTATCTACCACTTGGTCAATGAAGACAGGGCCAAGGATGTACTTTGTGTACCACTTACCATCTACTTGCTCAACACCTTGTGCTTGAGAGTATTGGTAAACAGTTCCACCAGTAGCTTGTGCGCCTTCAAAGACTACATCAGCACCCAGAGCCTCTAAGACCTCAGTTGTTGTTGTATCCCATGATGGGCCTCCATTGGCTTTTGTGTATGCACGAAATTCACTCTCGTACATTACTGCGCCTGTTGATTGGATTCTTATTTGCATTTTAATTACCTCAAGCAATTGCTAAAAAGATGTATGTGCCACCACTTGCATTGATAGCGGCTGGCGCAGTTGAACTAATTTCAAACCCTGCGCTGTATGTGTCTATGTAGTCTGTATTGGTTACTTCAACAGCTGAAGTGTTTAAAAGCAAGTAAGGGTCATTACCGCTTACGATGCCTCGTGCTGAATCCCACACATACCACGAACCAGTTGAGTCTGTGCGCTTAATAAGAACGAACCTCGCACCGCCTGTAAAGCCACAATCAATTTGCTTAGTAGTGGCTGTGCCTGTGTAGCTTCCTACTTTGGAAACACCAGCGCAGGTTGCAAATAGGTAGGCAACGTAAGTTGACGCAGACGCATTAACAGCATTATTTGTTCCTACAGAAAACACAGAAGATGTTGGGCTTGTGTCATTCCAATAAGTATTATCATCTGCGGTAGCTGCAGTCGTATCTAATACTAAATAATCTGTGTTGTCGTTGTTGGCATATACAGCCCAAGCATTTGATGTACTTCTACGCCTAATAATCATTAACTCAGGTACTGCCGCCAAGTTATGCGTCACAGTTCTGTTTGCTCCTGTCCCTGTATAGCAAACCTCATCAAAAAACGATGGAGCACGTTTGAAGAACTGTGTTACATAATCTGTACCACTTTCATTAAATGAACCAGTAACAGCATCAGTACCTAGTGAAATTCCATTCATATCAAACGATGTTATAGCAGTGGAGTCTCCAGTTCCTTCAGCACTATCTGAAGATGGGTATAAATGAACTGTTGAGCCTCGCAATCTATCTTTGAATGTTGTTCCATTAGCCCTTGTTCTAGCCTGACCCATTACAAAATCAGGAGCAAATCCAACTCCAGTAACAGTATCAGCAGAGCCTGTTCCTGTGTAAGTAATGGCTTTATAAACACTAGTCCCACTCGTAGGCACTTTCATCGGGCCTCTACGAATGGCTATGTAGATGTAGGTGTCACCAGAAGTATTGACAGTACCACCTACTGTATTGATTTGAAATCCTGTTGCGGTTGGGGCAATAGTAAATCCACCCGATTCAGCATTAGATAAATTAGGTCGTAAATACTTGGTATTTCCCGTATTTACATCGGATGCAGGCATTCCACGCATATTGTCGTACATAATCCAATTGTCTGCTATAGTTGCGTTTTTGACCATCAACCATTGCGGTTCGTAGCCAAGCGTAACATTGTTACCAACAGCCCCTGTACCCGTATAACTCCCACACGAAATCACATTGTCTGTACCAGTTAGGCCAAAGCCTCCTGCGTTGTGGGCAAATAGGTAGGCTACGTAGGTTGCTCCTGCTGTATTCATAGCATTGCCAGAAGCATCGTTTACAAGGGCTGGAGCAAAACTTGTACTTGTCATTGCAGAAGAAAAGTTCTGATTTGTATAAAGCGCTGAGCCAGTTGTATTTAAACTTAGTCCGGTTACAGATGCACTAACAGAATTAGCCCGATGCCAAACACCCCATGCAGAAGTGCTATCAGTTCGCTTACAAATAATACATCCGGGCACAGAGCCTAAATTATGTGATACACCAGCACCGGGATATGGGACATCCCCAGAATAAGTCACAACATCAAAGAACTTAGGTGCTTTTGCAAAAGACCAAGAAGCGTATGTATAACTTGATTTATTTGAATCGTATGTTCCAGCGCCTAAATTAAATCCATTTGTATTGAAGGCTGAAACGTATGTGTTTAATGCCGAATAAGAATCTGTTGCATTAGAGTAAAGAACATTATTAGTACCGCGAACAGTATCTACAAGCGCGTGCCAACCGTCGTATGTTCCTGTTGGATTTGTTCTGCTTTTTGTCCAAACCAATCCTCCTTTAGTGGAAAGGTCAATTCCATTGTTTATACTTTGTGTTGCACCTGTACCTGTGTATAAATACGTAGAAAACACATCCTCAATGTAGTTAGGCACAACAGGAACACCACCACCAAAGGCATCGTAACTAGCCGCACCAGAAGTTGCTTGTAATGGCATGGTTTAAGCCTTAAATTGTGTGTTGCTTGCCAAGACTGTGAAAGTCGCACTACCTGTCTTGATTAAAATATAGCGGTAACTGTCTATTCCACTTGCATTTCCCGCAGTAGGCGCACCACCTAGCCACCTAGTAGTCACTCCAGATGTAGTGCCATCAACTTGCACAGCAGAGTTATAGTAAGCAGTAGAGCCTTGAGTCACCAAGAAAGCCACAGTCATTGATTGACCTGTACTCATTAAAGTATTCAATGACGTACCGCTAGAGGCTCTAAAGTTAACTGTCCAGTTAGCACTTGCGTTACTTGTGTAGTACAAGACTGACTGAGTGGTAATGTCGTAGTTAATCGTTCCAGTAGCCGCAGTAGCTGATACTGTTGCTACCTCTGCTGCATCGTTTAGAACAATGGCAGTAGCAGATGAAGTACCTGTAAAGAGAGTCTCAGTACCTGCAAGTGTAGCAAAGGAGCCAGCTGTTAGAGTAGCTTGAGTCCATGCTGAACCACTCCACACCCATAAGTTAGATGATGTTGAATTCCAGTACAGAGCACCTGTAAGTAGAGTATTACCATCATTGTCCACTGATGGAGCTGAAGACTTAGGGCCTAAGTAGCGATCATCAAAGCTATCATAGGACGCTGCAGCTGAACTAGCAGAAGCACTGGCTGCAGAGGCTGATGATGAAGCTGCAGAGGCTGAGTTACTTGCATTGGTTGCTGATGTTGCTGCTGCAGACGCTGATGTAGCTGCTGATGTTGCACTACCTAGAATACTGTCAACATACACTTTAGTTGTTAAGTCAGCATCAGCACTTGGAGTTGCTGTACTTGTAACCTTGTTAGCACCCATGACAATGTTACCTGTCATAGTTCCACCTGCCAAGGCTAACTTAGCATCACCAACACCATCTACGTAGGTCTTAGTTGTAGCATCAACCAGCTAGGGGAAGCTTAGCAGCAATAGAGTTAGTGACAGTAGTGGAGAATGAAGCATCATCATTCAAGGCTGCAGCAAGTTCATTTAAGGTATCCAATGCTGCTGGAGCACCATCAACAAGATTACTAATAGCTGTATCTACGTAGCCTTTAGTGGCTGCATCACCTGAGTTAGTTGGAGATGTGAGGTTAGTAATAGTGGCTGCTGAGGAAGCATCCATGTTCAAGCCACCGTTAATGGTAACATCATTGAACGATGAAGTACCTGTGGAGGCTGTTACGTTACCAGTTAAGTTACCTGTGACGTTGCCTGTAACGTTACCTGTCAAGTTACCAGTTACGTTACCAGTCACAGCACCTGTGATAGCACCTACAAAGCCTGTCGTTGCAGTTACTGTAGTACCTGTAATGGCTGCAGCTGTAGTGCCACCAATGGGTGTATTATTAATTGTACCACCAGTCTGAGCTACTCCAGCTACAGTACCACCTGTAATGGCAGCTGCTGAAGCTTCTTGATTACCTAAAGAGCCAACAATCCTAACAACTGTACTTGAATTATCTTTAGTGTACAGCTTCTTATCTGTTACGTTAATGGCTAACTCACCCTTAGTTAAGTCTCCAGCTGCAGGTGTAGCAGATGCTGTACTGCTATTCTTTGTAATGATCGTTGTCATTTAAGCTCCGTATGTAGAGTTGTACCATTGTGCCAGCGGTGTAGCAACATCACGAGGCACTGCTGGAAGTAATCTGTTATAGTTTTGTTGAATAGCGTTATAGTAGTCTGCAGTGTTCAAAGGTACACGCTGAGTTGGTAATGCACCTACTCCACCTGTACCTCCAGTGCCTCCACCAGAAGTGAGTGCAGCTCCTCCTAGAAGTCCTCCAACACCACCTACTATGTTAGCAATTTGACCGGGAGTTAGATTACTTAGTATATTTTCAAGACCAGTGCCTACACCTGTCGATGGCAATACTGTTCCACCTGTTCCATAGACGCCCATGCCAGCATCTAAGGCAGATAAACCAATGTTACCAGTATTAGGATAAACACCCATGCCAGCATCCAGAGCACTTGGAATAATGTTGCCAGTATTGGGATAAACGCCCATGCCAGCGTCTAATGCACTAGGAATAATATTTCCCGTATTAGGATAAACGCTCATGCCAGCGTCTAAGGCACTTAAACCAATGTTGCCAGTATTGGGATAAACGCCCAACCCTGCATCTAAAGCAGATAAACCAATGTTGCCAGTACTGGGGTAAACACCCATTCCCGCATCTAGTGCGCTTAATCCACCAGCAAGACCACCTGCTGTACCACCTGTTCCATAGACACCCATGCCAGCGTCTAATGCAGATAAGCCTCCAGCGATGCCTCCTGCTGTTCCTGCCGCCCCTGTTCCATAAACGCCTAAACCTGCGTCTAATGCACTTAGACCTGCCGTACCTGCAGCACCTGCAGTAGGCGCACCAGCAGCAAATAAACTAGGTGCTGCCAAACCTAAACTTGCAATTGCAAGTAATGGAGCGTACTGTTTAAATTCAGAACTTGACTCACCACCTGTATAAAAAACTGGAGTGCCGTCAGGAGCAAACTGAACTCGATAGCCTGTCTTACCTTTACCTGCAAATGTCCCGCCAAATGCGTCAGCTCCTGTTTCGTAGTTATTTGCAATGGCTTGGCCTGTAAGTTTATTGCCGAATGTGGTTTTCCCAGTGTCTCCAACTAACTTTCCATCCACTGTCTTAATTTTTGATTGGTCAACTGGTACGTAAGATGAACCATACTCACCACCACCATCTCTAGCAACACCATAAACAGTTTCAAGTTTTGCATCTTTAGGAACTTCAACCACACGCATTTCAGGGCTTGTGTATTCTCCAGTATCCGTACTGTTATAAGTCAGCGTTTTCCCTGTAGGCTCGTAAATATAACTAGAAGTTTTGCCGTCTTCATCAGTTTGGGTAAAAACTCGTTTTCCGTTGTATAGCGTATCAATTGGTACTACAGGCTCTAAATCAGGAATTACACCAAATTGTTTAATGTCAGTAATGCCAGCATCAGACAGAAGTCTAGCCATGTCAGCAGCATTGGCTTCAGGAGAACCTAAACCTTGCCCAGACCATTGGCTTGAAGTGCCTTGAGCAAGAATCTGATTTTTAATTTTAGTTACAATGTCTTCTGGTGCTGTTGTTGCTCCTGCTACAGTTCCTGCTGTTGCTTGGTTATCCAATAATGATGGTGTCTGAGCCGCTGCTACAGGAGGAGTAACAGAAATAGCTTTAGGGGCTACTCCAGTAGTGGTTGTTTTAATAGCATCAGCTAAGTTAGTACCCAATAAACCATAGGTAGCAGCCGTTGGGTGAACAGGGTCTGCGGCTGAAGTAGCATTAGATAAACCACTTGTATATGTATATTTATCATCTAATGTTGAACCTGTTTGCTGAGAAACACTTCTAACAACATCAGCGTATGTACCAACATTCTGTGCCCAAGCATCGGTAGAACTTGTAGAGTTAGGTGTCTGAAGAATAACCTTTTTACCTACAGCTTGTAGTGTCTGAACAGCAGTTAAAAGATTGTTAGCAAATGTTGCAGGGTCTTCATTGCGATATGCCTCGTTCATACCATAGTTTAAAACTACAGTACCAGCACCACTTGATAATGCTTTATCAAAGTCAGAACTGTTTAAGAAATCTCCAGCAGTTGTTGAGTTGATACCCAAGTTAGAAACAGAGTAATCGCTACCTAGAGCCTTTTGAGCTGTAGTAACCATGTTTTCTGCAACTTGATTACCTTGGTTATAACCCCAAGTCGTAGAGTCTCCAACAGCTACAACCTTTTTAGGGTCAATTTGTGTAGCCAAAGGATTAGCTTCTATATATGCAGCAACTGCTTGAGAATTAGCAGCTTGCGGTTGTTGTTGAATAGTAGCGGCTACAGATTGATTAAAGTTAGCATATAACTGGTCAGGAGACACAACACCAGCTTTAAGAGCATCTAACCAAAAATTATAGCCTTCAGTATCAATTTGACCAGCAGCATTACCCATGCCAGTCCTACCAATAGAACTATAGGCTCCTTGTACAATATCTTCATAGGATAAAGCCATAATGCTTATTCACCTTTTCTATATAGTTCAAACGTGTTGGTAGCTGACATAGCGGATGCAGCTTCAGGAGTAATCCTCACTTGATCACCTTCTTCAAGGACAACAAAAGCACCACCATCAAACCTGAGATATTGTGTGGTAGCTAACTGGTAAGCATCAACAACTACAATCTCAGTATCTGCACTTGAGTCATACCACCAAACACTTACAGTTTTGTTATTACCTGTATGATTTGAGATAAAACAAAGGTTCCACTTAGCATAGTAGCCCGTTGGAACTGTGTATACAGTAGTCTTAGAGCCAGCTGTTAGGTTATTACCCGTTGATACTGGTTTCATCTTGTTTCACTGTTTTCTTAGATGATGTTGTTACTTTAGGAGCTTCAACTACCACTTCAATAACTTCAGTGTAACCAGTGTGTTTCCTCATCTCAGCAATCTCATGCTCTTGGAAGAACTCTACTGTGTTACCAGATTGAATACATTTGAATTTCATTTGCTGTTACCTTTCTGATGTACTAAAGAGTAATACATTAAAAAGGCTCCCTCCTCGTGAGAGGGAACCCTTAAAGTCTACTTAGACGGGAACCACGAGGGCAACGCCACCGTAGTTACGCAGCTCAGCGCAACCGTACAAAGTATCAGCTGTGAACAATGTACCGAGGTACTCTTGTTTGTACTGAGTCTGTGAACGGACACCAACTTGCTCAACCAGAACCATAGAATCTTTGTGAGCCATCAAGCACACACGACCCAAGCTAGTACCGGAACCATCAGCAGCAGACTTAGCTGTGCCAGCATTAGACGAAACGTAGACTGGAACACCATAGATGTCACCAATCATGCCGTTACGGATGCTGTTAGCAGAACCAGCTTCACCAACGCTGTTGAAGGTTGTGAACTCAGTCAAACCGAGGATAGTGTTACGTACATTTGGGGGAATCAAGAAGAAGCGGTTGTCCATAGGAACATCGCTGTCATCAAGACGCTGAATTGTACGACGAATACCAGCAGCTGTCAAAGTGGAGGCATTGCCAGCACCAGAGGAGGCTGAGTAGTCAAACGCTGTAGAACCGTCAGCACCAACAAAAGCACCAGCGTAGCGGAAGTTACCTGCGCCAGCTGTTGAAACATTGAACTGTTGACCCAAGTTTACCAAGTCAGTATCAACTTGACGACCCAAAGAATAACCAGCATCATCAGTGTAGAACTGACGGAGGCTAGACAATGCTTGAGCTTCAACGATGTCCTCAATCAAACGTGAGTACTCGTAGTGCTTGTTGATAGAGATAGTTACTTCTGATTCAGTAGCTGCGATGAGTGTAACTTGTGTAGAAGCTGCCTTAGCAGAAGCTGTGCCACGTGCAGGGACTGGAATGTGAACTACGTCACCTTTCTTGCCCTTGAAGCTCATCTTCTTAACTAGGTTAGCTGCAACCAAGCTCTTTTTGTACGCAGCAGCAATCTCGTCACTCCAAACTTCTGGAATAAACGTTGCTGCTGTGGTACTCGTTACGTGATCTGTTCCTAATGCCATTTTAAAATTCTCCTGATGTGAATTAAATTAATATTTACTTTACCCTTTAGTGTGAATTATTTCACACGTCCTTCAGAGTACGCAGCCATAATCTCAGGTTGCAGTGCCTCATAACGGTCAGGATCTTGCATACGTAGCCGGATAAGGTCGGCACGACGATATACTTTCTTAGCAGACTCTCCAGTTCCCCCAACATCGACACCAGCTGCTTTCAGATTCTGTTTGCGAACAGCGTTACCTGCTTCAGTAGTTTGTTGTGTCTTAGATGTACGGATCTGTTTGAATGTAGAGAGAAGTTCATCAGCTGCACCAAAATCATAATTAGCATCTGCCATTGCGTAGATGTTGAGCCTCATTGGAGAAGCTTTAACCCACTCAATAAACTCACCATCACGTACAATATCTGCAAAGTCAGGATGCTTCTTGTTGAGCATTGCTTGTGTCTGAATTTGCTTTAACTGTAATGATGCCTGTTTAGCGGCAATTACGTCAGGATGATTCGCTACAGCACGATTAACGTGACTCTGCGGATCTTCAAAGAAATCAATCTCTTGTGAGGCGTTATTTACCTCATTTGGTTGAACTTGTTGTTGATTCTTTTGAGCTATGCTCTGTTTGATGAGATCATCAGCTAAACGCCTAACTTCACCAACTTCCTGTGCTTGCCTACCAATTAGCTTTTCAGCCTCTTGGTGCATACGAACAATATCTTCGAGATTCTTCCCCTTGTATTTCTCAGGGATCTCTTGTTGTGGAGCTTGCTCTTCACTTGGTTGTGGTGTCTGTTTAGCATTTGAAGACTGTTGTTTAAAGTCCTCAGCTTCTATCTCACTAACGTTACCTAGTTCCTCATTGCTATCAATTAAAGCCATACCTAACCTTTCCCTGTCCACGTTGATGGATTACAGGATAATTTCAAAATAAAATTGGGTTGCCTGAAGCTATTCAGATCCTCTCTTTTGTTCCTGCTTGAGCCTGTCAGCTCTCACAGCAGCCCACTTAGCCGTTGCACCGGGGAAGTCACCAGATATGGCATCTAACCCAATGGTAGGAGCTGAAATGAGCCTGATAGCGTCCTTACTACATACTTTGCATTTAGCAGTTGTATGATCGCTATCTACCAGCGATTCAGTTATGTGATTGTTGGGACATAAGAAATCATAAAGACGTTTACTCATCCTTGTAGATCCTCATATACCTTCTCACACACAGCCTTACGCCCTAAAACCAATTCAAGAATATCTAACTGTCCTTTACGATAATGTAGTGTTTGTGTATCGTTGACAGTAGAAATATCGTTTAAACTAGCCTTAATCTCTTCAAAGTCTTCAATTAAGAAGTCCCAACCCTTAGTACTCATGGTATTAAAGGTTTCTTCGTAATACTTTTGTAGGTCTTTATCCATTTAAGGAGAACCTTTCTATAGTTTATTAAACAATATTAATATTTTATCATAAAAAGACTTGACATGCACTAGTAACATGTGCTACAATTACGTTTTAACTTAAATAAAAAGGATTACTATGACATTTAGGTATAAAACTACATCTCAAGAGCGTGAAAACATGTTGCAATGGCTTCGTGAAGGAGTCTCATACACTGAAATATCTAAGCGTTTAGAGGGTAAATTAACCAAGCAACGTATCAAACAAATAGCTCAAAAGAACAATATTGATGCTTTTCAGATACGTCAAACTATTAAAACAAAGGAATATACCGATAGAATGTTTGCTAAGAATGGATCTAAATGGAATGATCCTGAGTTTACTAAGTCTTTAATCTTTCAATCTATGAAAGAGAAGTTTCGCAACAAGAAAGGTAACAAATATGGATGGGAATGGACTATTGAGTTTGGAGATCTTGAGTTTCCCTCTCATTGTCCAGTATTAGGTCTTGAACTTGATTACTTTACAGAAGGTAAAGGACGTTTAGAAAACTCAGTATCCTTTGATCGTGTAGATCCTACTAAAGGTTACATTAAAGGTAACGTTATTGTGATGTCTTGGAGAGCCAATCGCATTAAAAACGATGGAACTTCCCAAGAACACCAACAAATTGCTGACTTTATGCGCTCTTATTAGCTTTAGTCATCATCTGAAGGCTTGCAATACGCTCATTTGAGGCAATATCAGCAGCTTTCAGGTTAACTTGCTTCTCTTTAAGCATCATGTCAGCCAGTTTCAGACGCTTCTCAAAGTCATCACCTCTGTCTAGGTTAGTAGATGCAGCTTGAACGAGCTTTACACGCTGCTCTTCAGGAATCATCTGAGCTTCAATCATGGTTTTCTGAGCCTCAGCTGACTGTTTCTGAGCCTTAGAAGTCAAATCAGCCACCTGAGCCTGTGCCAGCTCCATTGCAGCCTGTTGTTGCATCTGTTGAGCCTCAGCAGCCTGTGGGTTAGGTTGAGACATCTGATCCAGAGCCTTCATCAACTCACCACGGTTAGACAATGAGCTATTCTGCAAGATACCTTTAAGGATCAATGGCAATACTGGTGTATTTGGGCCTAAGGTCTGCAACAAACCAATCATCTGTTGTTGTTCAAACTCTC